AGCAATAGGTGCAGTTGGCAGGAACAAAAGTCTTTTAAATAAATTGTTAGCTAAGGCTAAACAAACTAGAGCTACAAAGAAGAGTATTGCAAGACATAAGAATAAACCTGTAGAGGATTTTGAAAGTAGAAAGATTAGTAGAGAACATGATAAAGAGGCGAAGGCTGACTGGGAAGAATGGAAGTTTAGTGACTATTACAAGGGGATGGAACCTAGAGGAGTACATAGCTTTAAAGATATGAATAAGTATGAAAAAGGTATTATAAGGTATCATAAAAACTTTGACCAATATCGAAAGTCGTTTGAAGAGGCTAGAGAGAAGTTTATGGAAGGCATGCATATTCAAGGTTTAGATGAAAAAGATTTTATGAAGCAATTGACAGACTTTGAAATAATATATGACCCAAGCAGTCCTGGATTTGACCCTAAAGCATTACTTGATTTAACAAGAAGTACGAAAACAAAAAAAGTAGCATCTAATATAACTCGTCAGTTTTAAATGGATTTTGAAGAAAAATATGCTCAACTAGAAGCACTAAAGAAGATGCGGAAGAATATGGCACTATTTGGAAGATACTGCTTCCCGACAGCCCTCCGCAAACAAACACCCCCGTTCCACCACGAGGTGTATTCTTCTTTAAAGGATGACGACACAAAAAGAGTGCTAATAGCTGCTCCTAGGGGAACGGCAAAGAGTACTGTTACCACTCTTATTTATCCATTGTGGAGAGCAGCTTTTAAAGCATCTAAAGAAGATTTGTTTATAGTTATAGTGTCTGAGTCACAAGCTCAGTCTATTAACTTCTTATCACGTATTAAATACCATTTGATACATTCAGATAAGTTTAAAGGCGTTTTTGGAGATTTAGGACCAGCTACTGCACAACGTTGGACGAATACAGATGTGGTATTAGCTAATGGTACAAGAATAATAGCTGTAGGTACTGGACAAAGAGTACGTGGTTTTATTGAAGGAGATACAAGACCTAACTTGATTATAGTTGATGACTTTGAGTCAGAACTTAATGCATATACACCAGAAGCACGTGCTAAAAATAGAAAGTGGATGACAGAAGCTGTAATACCTTCTTTATCAGATGATGGTAAGATATGTATGATTGGAACAGTAATATCAGAGGATTGTTTTTTATACTGGGCTAAAGATAGTAGCGCATGGAAAACTTTATGGTATTCTATATGGGATGATAATCAAAAGTCAATATGGCCAGAAAGATTCCCTAAAGAACGTATATTAGGCATTAAAGATGAATTTGCATCCGTAGGTAATTTAAACGGGTTTTACCAGGAATATATGAATATAGCGCAATCTCCTGATGATGCCCCATTTAAACCTGAATGGATAAAAATGCATCATTATAAGTTTGAAAGAAGAGGAGGACAAGGATGCTTAGTACAGGAGCTACACGATGATGATAAAGAAAAAGTTATACCAGTTGATGTGTATTGTGGGGTTGACCCTGCTAGTTCTTTATCAAGGCGCGCTGACTTTTTTGTCATTGCTACCATTGCTGTTGATGGGGATAATAGAAAATATCTCATTGATTGTGTACAAAAACGCATATCGCCTGCAGAGCAGCCTAATGAAATTATATCTGTATTTAAAAAATTCAGGCCTAAGAGAATGAAAATAGAAACAGTCGGATATCAAGAAGCGCTAAGGACTGCGACTAAACAATTGATGCAAGAGGAGAATTTATATATTCCAGGACTAGAAAGAGGCGTTAAACCTAGAAATGCGAAATCAGAGCGCTTGCTCTCACTGGTTCCTATTTTTGCAAAAGGCGATTTTTACTTTAGGCCTGAAGATTTAAGTGCACAAAAAGAATTTTTATCTTACCCTAAAGGAAAGCATGATGACATTATGGATGCGGTATGGACTGCATTAGATGGACATAGGGCTTGTAGGGTTAAAACATACGTTAAAAATGATGAAAAAAGTGGAATAATTAAAAAAATGCTTGACTGGAAGTTAATGTAGGGGTTATATTACGAGATATGCCAGAAGAAAAATACAATAAATTAACAGATAAAGAAATTGTACAGAAAGTACAAGACCTTTTTCGTACGTATTCTAAGAATAGAGAGACCTGGGCTAGTCATGCTCAAGAAGATAAAGAGTTTAGGCTAGGAAAACAATGGACTAACGAGCAGAAAAGAATCCTTGAATCTCGAGGTCAAGCTCCTATTGTGGTTAATAGAATACATCCTGCAGTTGAAGCTGCTAAAGCAATGATAACTGCTAATAGACCATCATTTAGATGTGCTGCTAGAGAAGACTCTGATAATAAAGTTGCTCAAGTGTTAAGTCATTTATTATCATATATGTACGATATATCTGATGGTAGGTCAGTTATAAGAGAAGTAGTAGATGATTACTACGTAACTGGCTTGGGGTATATACATGTGTACCAAGACCCAATGATGGATATGGGCAAAGGGGAAGTATGCTTTCATAGTGTAGACCCTCTTGATGTATACGTCGACCCTAATTCAAGGAGTCGATTTTTTGATGATGCTGAGAATATTATAATATCTCGGTTTTTTACACGTGACCAAGCCAAAAAATTATATCCAATGTATGAAAAGGCTATTGACAATGCTGAATCGGACAGATTCACAGATAGGCCTATTACTGATAGAGCGGATGATGGAGAAACTATATTTCCAGAAGATACCGAAACTAAAACAGAGCATGGAACATTTGGTCAGAATGATGAATATGTACGTGGTTATGAATGGTACTCTAAAGAATTAGTGGATAAATTTAGAATCTTTGAAACTTTTAGTGGTACAGAAGATTTATTAGATGTAGAAGATTTTGATGCATATATTCAAAAGCCAGCTTGGATAATTGAAGGTCAGCCTGTAGTTGACCCAGAGCAAGCTAAACAGATTATTATGCAAATGCAACAACAAATTGCAGCTCAATGGCAAGCAATGGTTGAAAATGCTACAGCAGAAGGTATACCAGCAGAAGACTTGCCTGCACCAGAAGAGCCTAATGTACAGCAGATTGATTATCAACAATTAATTTTACAAGGCTTAATTGAAGTTGCAAGAGTGCAAGTTAAACGTGTTCATCATTGTGTAGTTATAGGTGATAAGAAGTTATATAGCAGGGTGCTTCCTACTGAAGATTACCCTATTGTTCCATTTGTTAACATTCATACTAGGACACCATTTCCTGTATCAGATGTTCGAATGGTTAAAAATATGCAAGAATATATCAACAAAACACGTTCTTTAATAGTAGCTCATGCTACTACAAGTACTAATACAAAAATATTAGTTCCTGAAGGCAGTGTTGATATGAAAGAATTTGAAGAAAAATGGTCACAGCCTGGAGTTGCAATTCCTGTTGATATGGATGCTGGAGTTCCTATGCCTGTGCAACCAGTACCTCTTCCTAATGAGCTTTATAAGAATGAAATGGATGCTAAAAATGATATAGACCATCAATTAGGTTTATACGAGATGATGATGGGTAATTCATCAGTAGCGCCACAAACTTATAAAGCTACTATATCTTTAGACGAATTTGGTCAAAGAAAAATTAAATCAAAATTAGCTGATATTGAAGCTAGCCTAACTCGAGTTGCTCAAGTGGCTATACCTTTAATGCAGCAGTTGTACACTGTAGAGAAAATCTTTAGAGTTGTACAGCCAAACAATTCTATGTCAGAATACGCGATTAACCGACAGCTTTATGATGATAAAACACGTGAAGTGAAAATCATGAATAATATTACAATTGGTAAATATGACGTAGTTGTGGTAGCAGGTTCAACCTTACCTACCAATAGATATGCAGAACTTGAGTTTTATATGGATGCTTATTCTAAAGGGCTAATTGATAGAGAAGAAGTTCTTAAGAAAACTGAAGTATTTGACATTGAAGGCGTTATGGAGAGAACGGATATTATTGCTAAACTCCAGCAACAACTTCAAGGCGCTCAAGAGCAAATCAAGCAACTTAGTGGTGATTTACAAACTCGTGATAGAGAAGCAGTCAATCTTCGTAAACGAGTTGAAGTTGAGAAGTTTAAAGGAGATATGGATAAGGTTAGCAATAAAGCGCAAGCTGCTAGCACCCTATTTGAAAAACGTCTTGATGACAACTTATCTACCGTTAAGACTGAAATCAGTCGCTCAATAAAAGAGAGCTCACCTCCAGCTGGTAGACCTGGAGCAGCCAAGAAAGAAGAAGAATAATGGAAAACGCAAATGTACAGGACACCCCTCAAGATGCAAATACGCAGGATACTTCAAATGCTTTTGAAGCTCCACAAGTAAATGCAACACAGGGCTCCTCAAGCGAATTGTCCGTTGATGATATTATTTTAGGCAACGTGGATGATTCGGCTTCCGCTTTTGGAACACCCGAAACAACAATACCTGAGCAAGGAACTCCTGAAACTGGAGCTAGAAACGATGATACTCGATATGAGTATTGGCAATCTCAAGCTGCAAAAAAGGATAATGAATTAAATGAATTAAAAGCTCAGCAGCAGCAAATGATGGCTATGCAACAACAAATGATGCAACAAACTCAAGCGCCTGCTCAACCTGAGCCTCAACAAGAACAGTTTCCTTCAGCTCCTGTAAAGCC